CCAGCTGGCTGCCCAGCGCGGCGCGCCCGGTGGCAATCGCGCCGGCGGCAGCGCCGCCGACCGGTCCCGGGTTGGTGGTAGCCAGCCCGTCCAGCCCGGCGAGCCGCTGCGCCGTGTTCGCCAGCTCACCGCCGGCCAGACCTTTGGCGTCGTCAAGTTCTGCCATCCACTGCGTGGCCTGCTCGGGCCAGCGCATGGTCACCGGGGCCCAGGTCACGGCTGCGGCGCCTCCCAGCTGATCGCCTCGAGGGCGACAAGGTCGCCGTCATCGAGCGCGGCGTCCAGCTGCTGTTTCAGCGCGTTGGCGTGCTGCAGCAACTGCAGCTTGTACAGAGTGAAGTCGTCGCCGACCTGGCGCAGCTGCTCGGCGGTGTGCAGGCGGAATTCCTTCACGCCTTGCTCATCGCGGCAGGCGTAAGGCATGTCGAGGCCGCGCAGCACAGCGCCGGTCAGGTTTAACTGGTCGTCCAGCTGGCTGCTGTAGAAGTGCGGCGCGCCCAGGGCATCTGACATGAAGCCCGCAGTAATCGCGGCTTCGCAGGCTTGGTTGATCGATTTGGTTCTCGTCGCATAGCTGGCATTTGCCAGCTCCGCAGAACTGGGCGGTGTCGGGTCGATGAGGATCGGCAGTCCGTCGCTATCATGGCTTCTAATCTTTCCCTCGGCGGGGTTAGCTATCACCGCAAAAAAGCGCTCATCTGCAATAGGAATGGCGTCCGGCGGCATCTGAGTGTGGATGTCGTCCAAGTAGGTACAACCGGTTGCTTTGCTGTAATACCGCATCTGTTAGTTCCCTATTTACCGATGGCAAACCAGCTGACGGCCGTCAGGGAGCCGCCGGTGTCGCCATAGATGGTTATGCCAGTAGTGCTAGGAATTGATGTCGTGGTCACCGCGTCTGCTGTGACGTTAGCAAGGGCTACCCCGGTCGGAACGGACCAGCATGCCTGCGTAAAGGCGATAGGCCAGGTGATCGAAACACTACCGCTCACAGGTATCTGTCCCGTTCTTCCCCATTGAAGAATCAGGCCAAGTAACCAGCTAGGGAAAATGATGTATCCGTTAGGCGTAAGGCTGCAGGCGAAGCCCCACCTCAATTTCTTCGACGTAACAAATGCGGTGTCGTCAGCTCCTGCGTCTACCTGCTCCTGGGTAGCGACCCTGGCGCCACCGGCAACCGTCTCGGTCGCCTGGGTGGCCGTCGCGCTGATGCTTATGTTTGCGGCTCCGTTAAAGGAAGCTGAGCCAGTCACCGCACCTGTCAGCGCGATGGTGCGAGCAGTCGCCAGCTTCGCTGCGTTTCCTACAACCGTTGCACCCGACACGATGTTGGCAATCGCCGTCCAAATCGTCGACGTGGCCGCCTTTACCGCTTTGGTGGTGGCCAAGATCAGGCTGCTGTCTGTGTTCTCGTCATCGCTCTTGGCGTTGGGCAGGTTGCCCAGCCCCACGTCATCCTTGGTGGTCGCCCGAGCGCGCAAGCCGGCGTAATCGCCCACCCTTGCCGCGAAATGCGCCACCAGCGGCCCGGCGATGTTCTCCACCGGTCGGCTGTCGGTGATGGTATTGCTGTTCGGCAGATCCGCGATGGCCACGCAGTAGTGCTGCACTCCTGCGCTGTCCACGTAATCCACCTTTCCAGCGCCCCACACCACGCTCCAGGTCGCCACCACGTCGTTCAGCTCGCGTTGCAGGGCAACGTCGAGCCACGCGGTGGTAGGGAAGCCCGGCGGAACAACCGGCAGCACGGTAGAGCGCTGCACGCGTACGCCTTCTACGTACGCAGTGCCTGCCTTGAGCTGGTACACCGAGCCCACTTTCTCCAGCTGCAGTGCGCTGCCGAAGAAGCACGCCCGGCCGAAGATGTCGCGGTTGCTCTGGCGCTCGCGCTCATCGATGCCGGCGAGGCGCACGGTGAAGTCATGCTGCCAGGTGCTGGCGTCGATGGTGACGCCGGTCAGCGCCTGGGCGCCGTCGAACACCACCAGGAAGTTGCGGGTGATGTTGTTGCCGATCTGCAGCGGCGGGATGTTGCGGCGCTTCTGCTGCAACGGCATGTAGGCGACGGCGAACAGCACACCTTCGGCGCTTTCCAGGCCGATCCAGTTGAAGTCCCAGTCGCCAATGTCCGAGCCAACCTGCAGGCTGTACACCACCTGCGATGGATTGACGTAGCCCTTGTTCGTCGGTGGTATCTCCGCGCTGTAGACGATCTGCCCGGCCGGAGGCTTCGGCGCCGCGCGGTCTACCTCATTGCTGGGGTTCAGGCCTGGGACATTGGCGAAGATAAAGCGCGTGATGTTCAGCGGCTGCTGTGCCGCTTGCTTCTGCGCGATCAGGTCTTCGCCGGCCAGAGTGATACGGGGCATGCAGGGCTCCTACAGGCGGGCAACCAGCGTCTGCTGGTCGTCGTTGAAATCGACCAGCGCCACGGAAAGCGGCACCGGTGTGATGGTGGAAAAGTCGTAGCGGCGGCAGGTGCGGCCGTACTGCTGAATCAGCACGCGCAGCAGCTCGGGGTTCTGTGCCAACTGGCCGTCGGTGAGCTGCAGCAGCACCACGTCCCAGTCGCGGTCGGGTTGGCGCTCCTCGATCTCCACGTAGCCGACGCCCAGGCGCTGCAGGATCCGCTTCATGCCGGCGACGCTGCCGGCGTCCACTGCGTTGATGAAGGCGAACTTCACGCGCAGGCGGTACAGCGCCTCGGGTTCGCCCTTGAAGCGGGTGATGTCCCGCTGCCAGGCGAGCAAATCCAGAATGGTCAGGTGGCAGGTGTCCGCATCCATCTGCAGCAGAGGCCAGCGCATCCAGCCCTCGACCTTTGCCCACCAGGACGTGGCCGCGGCCTTGAGCTTGGTCAGCTCGGTACCGGCGAGCCAGAAGGGCAGCTCGAGCTTGATCATCGGCGCACCTCGCCCGGGAACTTCACCACCGGGCACCGGTCAGTGCGTGTGACGGCCGGCCGGTCGGACGCCCCTCCCCATTGGTTTTCGCCGGTCGCCGTCTTTCCTCCCTTACGCATTCACCACCTCCAGGCTCTGGATGCGCGGGATGCTCAGCTCGGACACGATGTCCGCATTCGTAAAATCCAACGACTCGATGCCCGGGAACTGCTGATGCAGCTCCTCGCCTAGCCGGCTGAATGAAAAGCGCGACTGCGGGTACGTCAAAGTCGGCTGGAAATCACGTGGCGTGCTCTCCCTGAACGCCGATCGCACGAACAGCGCCACCTCCTCGCGCAGCGTCTCGCGCTGCGTCGTGGTTAGGGTCGAACGCGGCCATATCGTCAGGCTGATGTCGTGCAGGGTTTCCGGCATCACCATCACCTGCAGGTCATCGCCATGGCCATGGTTTCCGCTGTCGCGGATGTAGGCGTTGATCTGTTCCAGGTACGTTTCGCCGGGCACGTCCGCCTCGAACAGCACGTAGGCGTTGGCGCTGCCCGGGCCGCGCGGTGCGCCATGTTCGAAGTACACGCCATCGGGCCGCACGCCCGGGAAGGCCGCGATCATCGCGCGGTACACCGCGTCGGTGTGCCACTGGTTCACCGCCGAGAACTGGTTGCGCACGCGCAGGCGCAGCTCGCTGTCCGGCTCCGGATCGGCGCCCGGCGAAGCCAGCCATCCTTCGTTGTTCACCACCGCGGCGATGCCCGGTACCGGCTGCGGCAGGATGGCGTAATAGCCCGGCGCGAGGTTGTAGCCGCTGCCGACGTCCACCGCCTCCACCGGGACTTCCAACTGCATCAGCCCGTCGGTAAAGGTGCCAGCGGTGGTGGTGACCAACTGGTAGACGTGCCCGTTGATCGAGGCGGACTGCACCACCGTGCCGGCCGGTATCTCCAGCGCTCCGCCGGCTTCCAGGCGGGTGAACAGCAGCACGCCGCGTGCCTTGGTCGCGCCCTTGCGCTCCACGTTCACCGCCCAGGCCAGCATGTCCAGCCAGGCGCCGGTGGCGGTTTTCACGAAGAAGTTCGGCAGTACCGTGCCGCTGACGAACTCCAGCAGCCACAGCACGGGCTTGGTCACCAGGGCGGTGACGACACGCCAGAAAGGTGAGTACGCGCTGGTGTTGCTCAGCTTGCTGCCCTGGGCGGTCACCTCACTTTCCCAGGCTTGGCGCAGGCCCGCCTCGGTGGTGGGGATGCCCGCATCCCTCAGCGCTTGTTTGAAGTCCACGTCGCTCACAGGGCCACCTCGATGCTGCCGAATTTCAGGGTTTTGGCGGTCACCAGGTACCGGCCTGGCTCCACCTGGGTGATCAGTGCGGTGCCGGGGACCAGGCGCTCGTCGGCCTCCACCAGCAGCTCCATCTGCTGGATGCAGTCGCGCTGGCGCAGCCGGTCGCGCTCGGCCACCAGCGTCACCAGCAGGCCGCTGTCGCGGATCATGTGGGCGATGTCCTGGGCGATGCTCGCGCGGTCGTCCACCAGCAGCGGCTGGCGGGATAGGTCCAGCACCAGGTC